TACAGGCATTGTAGTGCCCGCCCGGCCGCAAAACCCCCGCGCTCTCTTCCCCCTCTTTTTCCAATGTTTCGTCAACGCCGGGGTGCCGTTGAATGGCCGCGACGAGACCGAAACCCGCAAAGTATTCGAACGCTACCCGCCCGACGAGCAAGAGCGCATCGGCAAATGGGTCATTTCGCAGCTTCAAGGGCCGTGGCGGTCGCCCGAATTCACGCCTACGCCGTTGCGGGCGCTGCGCAGCGAAGGATGGACCAGGGTCGCCGCAGAGCGCACGGTGCCCAAAAAGCCGACTCGCGCAACCCGCATCAATGACGAAATCGACCGCTATTACGCGGAGAAAGCCGCGCGGGCCGGGGGTGTCAAGTGATCTCTGCTGAAGCGATGAAGCGATTTATTTCGGCGGTTTCGGTGATGAACTTTCCTCCAACTGGCGACGGGGTGCCAGCGGCCTTGGCCGAAGCCATCGAACAGTTCGCCGAGAGTGATGAACAACTCGATTGGCTTAGAAACCAAATGCAGATTCGCTACCAGGATTGGCCGGGGGTCAGGGAACTGCGCGCTTGCTTCTGTTCCCGATTCGAGCCGAAAGACGGCGTGAGTATTCCAACCGACGTGCTGGCTGTTGGAGGCAACCAAGCCGGGGATACCAGCAAGCGGTTACCGCCTGGGCGCGCGGCGGCGTCCGATGAGCGGGCCGATACCGCGTTTAAGATCGCGCTCGTTACTCAAGCGATGAAAGATATCAGTTTCAACAGCCCGGCGACCCCGGAAGAGATCGCAGCGGCGCCCGAGTGGCTGCGGAAGATGGAAGGCTACGAATGACGCCGGAATCCTGGCCCGCCGATAAAGTCGAGAGGTGGCCGCTGGCGCGGTTGATTCCCTACGCCAGAAACGCCAGAACCCACACGCCCGAGCAAATCCGGCAGATCGCGGCGTCGATGCGCGAATGGGGTTGGACGATTCCAGTGCTGGCCGATGAGGCGGGCGGCATCATCGCGGGCCACGCCAGAGTCAGCGCGGCCGAGCTTAACGGCTATCCCGAGGCCCCGGTGATGGTGGCGCGCGGCTGGAGCGAAGCCAAGAAACGGGCCTATGTGCTTGCCGATAACAAGCTGGCTCAGAACGCCGGATGGAACGAGGAATTGCTCGGCATCGAACTGCTCGAATTGCGCGACGCCGGATTCGCTATGCCGGTCATCGGCTTCGATGAATCGGAATTGAACGCGCTTATGCGGGAAGTCGCCGAGGCCGGATTTCCCGATCTGCCCGAGGGCGACAAGGTGCCTTATCAGCAAATCACCTTCACGCTGCACGATGAACAGGTCAAGCTGGTACAATCCGCGGTCACCGCCGCTAAGGCTAAAGGCCCGTTCGATGAATCGCTCAACAGCAACGCCAATGGAAACGCCCTGGCGCGGATCTGCGCGGCGTACCTAGAGAAACTATGAAACTGATCGAAAGCGAGTGGCTGAAATTCCGGCGCGCGACGCTGCCCGCAACAATGGGCGTGGTGCAAGGCGTCGAGATGCGGCGGGCCTTCTATGCGGGCGCATGGGCGTTCTACTCGATGGTGATGCGCAGGCTGGACGCCGATAGCGAGCCGACCGCCGAAGACCTGGCTATGATGGCGGCGGTCGATACCGAGCTACGAGAGTTCTTCGCCGGGCTGGCGACGGGGCAATCGTGATGCAAGCGGAAGTTCTCGGCCTGGGCGCGCGCTTCGAGGTTCTGCCGGCGGCTGGTGAGGATCGCCCGCCTGAGCATGTGACCATCAGCGTGCGGCCCTGCTGGCGGAAACCGGTCGAGCAGATCCGGTTGGCTTACGTGTACGAAGATCGAGGGGTGGCCTTTTATGCAGCCGAATGAGATTACCGCGAAAGACCTCCGCGTCGCGCCGATTGGGAGCCGCGAGGCCAACGACCTCATGCGGAAGTTGCATTACTCCCACAAAGTGGTCGTAAACTCACAGTTACATCTTGGTGTATTTCTCGGCACCCGCCTGGAGGGCGCAATGCAGTTTGGGCCATCGCTCGACCGGCGCAAGCTACTTCCGCTGGTGGCCGGGACGCAATGGAACGGCTTCCTCGATTTGAACCGGCTGGCCTTCAGCGACAACCTGCCGCGTAACTCAGAAAGCCGCGCTCTCGGTGTGGCGCTGCGCCTGATCCGCAAGACCTACCGGCAAATCGAATGGATCGTTTCTTTCGCCGATGCGACGCAATGCGGCGACGGCACGATCTACCGGGCGGCGGGTTTTCTTCTGACCCGCATCAAGCGCAATACCACGCTCTGGCAAGGGCCTGACGGCGAAATCATCAGCAACATCGGTGAGCGCACGAGCATGAAAAAAATCCAAGCCATCGCCGGTAAGACGACTTACAAAGGCGGCGCGGACATGGACCATTACAAACGGGCGGGATTCAAACCGCTGCCCGGTTTTCAATTGCGATATTTGTATTTCACCAATCCCGAGGCACGCAAGCGGCTGACTGTGCCGGTGCTGCCTTACTCGGCTATCGCCCGGGCAAATGCCCGAATGATTCGCGGACAGCGCGTCGGTAGTATTCCGGCTGAAACAGCGGCGGACCCCGCCGAAGAGGGCGGTTCGACCCCGACCCCGACGCTCCCGACCATTTACATTGCAACAATATCGCAGTAATATTTCGGTAATTGCCATAACAAAAGCGGCAAATATTACGTTCAGGAGCTAACAGTGAAGATTGAAAAGGAAACAGCGACCTACGCGCAGATGGGCATGGCGGCACTCTTGCCGGGAATGCAATACATGCTTGAACAGATGGAAGCGCTCGCCGCCGAGATGCGAGCCAACCTCACGGCGTTGCAGCAAGGGCCGAGGCGCGGACGGCCTAAGAAACTGCCAATCGGGAAGATGGATCACGCGGACCGCGCGCGCTCCGGCTGGAGCGACGATCCCGAGGAACGCCGAACGGAAATGGCGCGGCGGCTGGCTGTTCGCAAAAAGAACAAAGCCATGCACCCGCGAGATCCCAACCACCCCAAGCACGCCGAGTGGGCCGCGAAGGTCTCCAAGGCTCAGAAAAAACGATGGGGAAAACTGACGGTCGCCGAGCGTAAGGCGCAGCTTGCCAGAATGACGGCGGGCAAGACCGAGGAAGCCGCATGACCAGATTAAGCAACCGGCAATACCCGATGCTCAAGGCGCTCTATGACAATGGCGACAAGTGCATGACCATCGAAGAGGCGCAGCAATACGACCAGCGGCCCTTCCGCTCGATGCTGATTCAGCGGTGGGCCGAGTTTCATCCTGGCCGGGGCTTCTCGATCACGAAGCGGGGCAAAGGCGCGCTGCATGAATTCCTGAGCACGGATATCTTTCGCAAAGATCCGACGCTGGCGCTCACGAGCTACTTCGACCCCACGGCGTACCGGCTGCGCGCGCCATCAAAAAAAGGGCAAGTTCACGTCATGCCGAGGCGGCGCACGGCGGCGTGAACCAACTGGCATAGATTCTGAGTGACACCGCGCCGAGGCGTTCCAGGTCCCGGCGCGGATTTTTTCAGGACGGTTTTCATGACAAGACGCGAAATATTGGAAGAGATTCAGAAGCTGCGGCGACCCGGCGACCCGCAAATCCCGTTTGAGAAGAAGCGGATGGAGCAACGGCTGGAAGAACTGCGCGAGCGGCTGCGAAAAGAGGTTGAACTTAAATGAGTCCCAATTGTCCGTTTTATGGCCGCGCGCTGTACTCGATGGCGACGCTCGGCGCGGCGCGGTTCATCCTAATGGATTCCAAAGGCAATCAATGCGGGGTGATGACCGACCGGACCGCGCCCTGTTACCTGGAGGTCAATGGCCAGCCGGTCGAATGGCGCGAGTGCTCGATTCTGAAAGAGATTCGCATGGAGTCGCCGGAATGAAAGTCTATCTGGCCCAACTGAAGTGCCCCGCGAACCACGCTGTCATGGCGGTTTGCGGCGAGTACGAAAATCTGAAAGCCGCCCAGGCGCTCGAACCGATGCTTATGGAGAGTTTCAACTCGGTGATCGAAGAGGGCGTGTTGAACAGGGAATGCGGACTGTGCCACGCGACGAAGCTGCACGTAGAGATCGGCGCGACCTACTGGAAGTCGATGGACGACGCGATGCCGCATCTGCTGGCCGAGCAGGCCAAGCAGATTCTCATGCTGGAGTTGATGAAGCGGAGCCGGAACTGAAAAATGCCTTTTCTTAAGATCAATGAGTGGTACGACGACGCGATCCCGATGGAAGCCGTCGATACCGAGGTTGCCGATGACGGAAACCGATGAAAAGGATTTCGAGACGATGGCCAGCGTGGCGCTCGGGTTGATGCGCGCCTACATAGATCGAACCGGCACCACGCTGCCGGTCTTTCTCTTCCGCCACGCAGACGGCCGGATTCAACGGCTTCCCTTCCCTGAGAAGGCCGGGGGGCTGATGAACGATGGCGTCGCCAAAGACAAGCTCTTTCAGTTCGTGCGCCAGGTGGTTCACACGGAGGACATCACGGCGGTTTGCTTCGCGCACGAGGCGTGGCGCGGGCTGATGACCGAGGCCGGCAGTAAGGTGCCGCGAAAGGAATTCGAGAAGGCCACGCGCGAGCGTGGGTTTCAAAAGGCCGTCGATCTTGGATGGGTCCAGCGCAGCGAGGTGATTGCGATTACCATTCAGACCGCTGAGGCAGTGCGGATCATCTGGCAAATATTCGAGCGCGATGAAAAGGCGCGGACCATAACGCTTATCGGCGGTCCAGAGGTGCACGACTTTCCGCAGACGAAGTTCGCCAGAAAATGTACGGCGATCTGCGCGAGGAGAATTTAGGATGATCGGCAGCTTCACTAAGGGCGAGAGCGTCCGCGTCTGGCCGCACGGCGACGAGAGCAAGATGGCGACCGGCACGGTGACGATCATTAGCGGCAACCAGCGCAGTATCGCCGTGGCGTTTGAGCACATCCCGCCGTTCGCTTTCGACAATGGGGCGCAGGGCGTCGGCATCCATCCTGAGCACGGCGTCATGTTTTTTGCCTTCCGCGAGCGGCAAGGCCCGTGGATCGAAATATTCGGCATGGGCCATTACGAAATCGAGGCGGCGCAGTGAACACTGACTCGGACACGGCGCTGGTGCTTTTCAGGAAACTGGGTCCGCTGATCGCGCCTTCTCTGGAGCAGGCATTCGGACGCCGCGACCTCTGCATTGTGGCGACGCGCATCGCTATCGAGGTGGCGGCGTATTACGGAGTGGCGGCGCAGCCGATGGCGGTGCGGACGGTGCTCTATAACAAAGCCTTCGCGGCGCACGTGGCAAACAATTTCGCCGATGTGGAGGACAAAAGCAGGCCCTCGTCTTGGGGCGACGATTCCTGGAGCGTGGGAATCGGTTGCGGGAAAGCGCCCGAGCCGGGCAGATGGGACGGCCACCTGATCGCCGTGACCGATGACATCTTCGCGGACTTTTCCATTCAGCAGGCCGAGCGGCTGGAACACGGTATCTATACCGGCCCCGCCCTGGTCGGCCCGCTCCGCGATGCGGAGAAGTGCTGGAAGGCGGTGCATGAGCCGACCGGCACGGTGATCGAGTATTCGCGGATCGAGGATAAGTCCTGGCGCGCCGCGCCCGATTGGCGAGATCGGCGGCGGCGGCGGTTTATCGTCGCCGCTCTCATCCGCGAGGTGGCAGGAAGGTTCTGAAACATGGCGTCTCTTACTCAAGAAGTAGAACTACTCTTGGCGAAGCCTAACCCGATGTTTCCCGACTGGATGACTGAGCGCACACGATTTTTGCGATTCAGACAGGCGGTTCGCTGCGCCGAATGCGGCAGCAAGCGGAAACACCATTGGACAATGCTCTGCGCGTTTCAGGCCCACGGAATGTCAACGCTGGTTCCTTTAAAGAGCGGGAAGGTGCATCCGCCTCTGGCTGCCGTCTGTCGGAGTCACTTGCTCGCGCCTGAGATCAGCGGAACGATGGAGGATGCGGAATGAAAAACGAAATTTGGGACCGCAGGCCGCTGGATGTTCCAGACGAGCAGTTGATCGCCTGGGCGCTCACGGAATTAGCTTTGGCGATTCATTGCCACTACGACGCCATCACCGAGAAGATCCGCGAAACGGAACTGGAGCCGTGACACGATTCGGAAACGACGAAAACGGAGCGTACAAACTCCTGAGCGATGGCCGCGTGCTGCGCGTGCAGGAGCGCATGTACAATTCGCTGCTCACGCTCTCTTCATCGCGTACCGACCAGGGATGGGAGCACGGCTGGTGATACCCGAATTACGATGCCGCCGTGCGCGACATGGTGATTTGGGAACCGGGAGAAACGCTCATCTGCGCTCTCTGTCAAGGCGAGCGCGGCGGCGGCGACCCGCCCGGGCCGTGGTTCCGGCACCGTCCGAGCCAGCGGCGGCGGATTCCGATTTTCCACCGGTCGCCGCTGTTGCCGTTGGGATATTTGGAGTACAGGAAACTATGAAGATCGAAGATATGGCCTTATGCGCCTGGGTGGGCGAGGATGAATTCGGATCGGGTCGGATCGGATTGAAACAGGGCCTCGTGCCCGCTGGCATGATCCCGCTGGTCACCGTGGCCGATGAAGTGTACAAGATCGGACGGCACGAATTGCGGGAGGCGTTGGAAGCGCAAGCGGCGAAATACGGCAAAAAGATCCGGTTAGTGCGCTTCCGCTTCGATATCGTGCTGGATGAGACAACGGCGGGCGAGCCATGAAGCAGGAAGATATGGACCAATTGAAGGAATGGGTATCGAAGACCGGCTCACGTCTCGCCGAGCCGATGCGGGGGTCTATATTCGTTCTCATGCCGTTTACGCCGAGCGGGCCGGATCTGTTTTTGGCCTTGCAACTCGGCATGTGCCTGCTATACGAAAAGCCGCTGGTGGTGTTGGCTCTCGAAGCCGCATACGTGCCGCCGCGCGTCCTGGCGCTGGCCGATTATGTCATCAGGGCCAGATCGGTCGAAGACGCAAAGGAAGAGTTGCACAAGGTGGTCTTAGAGATCCTCGCGGCGCGGGAGAAAACGCAATGACTGAAGATTTTAAAGCACTGCACAGTCTAGCGGAACAGATGCGGTGGGCCGAGCAGGACCGGAAAGCCGAGGCGCGGCGGGCGCGCTTCCATCCGGCGACCGGCAAGCTGGTGCCGAGGCCCGAGAGCAACAACCGCTACATCCGCGACCGCGCTCTCATCTGCGAGCCGATAGGGCGGCGCGGGGCGGAACTGTGGATCACGTATTCGCCGCTGCGCGAGGGCGCACTCCAAATGCGAGAGCATCCCGAACTGGCGGCGTTCACCTTCATCGACCCCGATGCCCTCAACGGATACGTGGCTTTCCCGAAGCGGCACCCGCCGCGGTTGCCGATTTCGACCGGCCATCTGGTGCAGTACATCCCGGTGCACGGAGGCGTCACCTACGCGACGAAGGACGCCTTTGCGGCGGTCTGGGGATTCGACACGCACCACGCCGGAAGCGAGGAAGTGCCCAGAGCCGACCCCGATTGGGTGAAGTATCAGTGCCATATTCTCTATCATGGGCTAGAGGTGGCCGCGAAACTTTGGCCGCGTTTCCGGCGCGAGCAAAACCAGAACAAGCGGGCCGAGATGGCGCAGGGGCTGTTCGATATCGACGTGGCGGCGAGCGGCAGTCTGAAAGACCGCATCGGGTTTGAAGCCTTGCTGAGTCTGCTGGCGGGGAGGATCGGATGAGCAAGCGGAAACACGCCGACGTACTGGTATGCCTGGACGCTGATGCACTCACAACCCTTCGCGGCTCGACGTTCGACCGCTCATGCGGCACCTGCGAAAGGCGCGTGATGATCTCGCCGACAGGTCAACGTTTCCTCAAGCGGCGTCCGGAGCTTCGGATTCTTTGCGAGCGGTGCTACGCCGCCCTTCCAGATATCGAAGTCGCCGCTGCGAAGCACCGGTTGGCCGCGCCGCCCGGTGAGATTCTCGCGGAACTGAAAACCGTGGTGCCGAACATGAGGAGGCAACGAAACTGATGATCCCGGCCCGCATCGCCCGGTTGCCCCGCGACAAACGCGGCTACCCGATTCCCTGGAATGTCTTGACCGCCGAGGATGGCACGGCGTTCTTCACGGTCAACGACGACCGCAAATCCTGGCGCGCGCTCCGTGAGGGCCTTTGCCCGATTTGCGGCGAGCGCCTGGGCAAGTGGCTCTGGCTTGCGGGCGGGCCGCGCTCGGCCTTCGATGAGAAGGGCATGTATCTGGATCTGCCGATGCACCGCGAATGCGTCGAGTACGCCCTGGCAACATGCCCGTATCTGGCCGCGCCGCACTATTCGGGCCGCATCGACGTGGTGAATCCAGAACTGCTGCCGAGCGAAGCGAAACTGATGCTGGACGAGACGATGCTGCCGCAGCGGCCGGAAGTCTTCGTGGCGGTCTGCTGCTGCAAGCTGGAGATATGCGACCGGGGGCCGTTCGCGCCCTATCTCAAACCGGTGGCGCCAACCGATTGGACCTACTGGCGGTGTGGCCGGCAGATCGGTGAAGCCGAGGCGCTGCCCTTCCTGCGCGCGGCGCTCGGCGAGCATTGGACCCCGCCCGCGAGGAGCAACGCATGAAGGGTATCGTGGGCGTCGACGCGCAGGATCTGAAAGCCGGTGACCGAATCGCAAAGGACGGTTGGATCATGACCATCGTTCGCAAGGTGGATTTGGCTGCGGCTCGGGAGTGCGCCGCCAAGTTAGGCGGCGAGGATTTCAGGCCGGTGGATGGGGAACAGTTTTACGAGGTGGAAGTGACCCCGCCCATCGGGGAGAGGAATTAGGGTTATGAAAATTCCGCTCGGCGGCGGTGCCTACCTGGAGCCGGATGAAGGGCCGCGCGATACCCGGTTCCATCGAGCCATCGTGAGCGCGCAGGCGATTCCCAACACGCGCGCCGGGCATTGGCTGCAACTGGAATGCGGCCATGTGGTGCAGGCTTTCGGCGATATCGCGCAGGCCGGGGGCCGGGCGCTCTGCACCAAGTGCCGGGATTCGGGGGAGCCATGACGCTCACGCAGTACGCCATCGCCCGGGTTTATCGCCAACTGGAATTGGCGAAAGAGACGCGCGTGTTGCGCGAGCGGGAATGGTGCCTGATCGAACTGTTGAGGCCGGTAGTGGAGCGGTTCGAAGCAACGGAAATGCGCGGCAAGCGATATACTGTGGCCAACAGTCGAGAACAAACCTCTTAGAAGTTCGGACATAGTAAAACGGCCCTCGTGACAAGCGGGGGCCGTTTTTTATTTCCTCGGGAGCGGGCCTTTGCTGCCGCCTTGCGGACTGCCGCCCTGGCCGGTGCCTTGCGTGAAGGTGATCTCGCCGCCCACGGCTTCGCCCTCGATCACTTCGACGTCATAGGTGGCGGTCACGGTCTTGACGCCTTGCCCGAGATCGGCGTCGCCGGTGGCGTGGATCTGCACCTTGCCGACCGGCCCCGGCGCGTAGAGATTGGCAATCGCCGGATTGCCCGTCGCCGGACTAATCTGCACGGTCGCCGGATCGCTGGATGACCATGCCACGGTGCCCTTTTCGACGTTGACGGTATTGCCGCCTTCGTCTTTCCATTCGACGCTTACGGTCGCATAACTCCCTACCTGCATCTGACTGCTCATGTTTTCTCCAGTGGCGGAAAGACCGCCGGTTGTGTAGGTGAAAATTGCCCGCAACGGCGCGGGTGCAGGCTGGTGGACCAGCACCAGCGGGGTTGCAAAGGTGATGTTCAAATCCATGTGGAAACCGAACCGGAGCGGGTGCCCCGGCCTCGTGGTTCATGGTACGCCACCGGACGAGGTAAAGCCAACTGTTACAATGCCGCGAACGGGCAGTCTGCCGATTAGATATGGGAAAATGTGTATATGGCAATCACAACAAAAGCAACAAGCCCGGTCCAGCGGATCGCGGCCCTCAATGACCTGGCGCGCACCGCGATGGGCGTAGCAGGCAAGCTGATTCAGACGCCGGGCATCTGCGCCCTGCCGCCGGCCGACCAGTCGGCCATCCGCGAAGCGGTGGAGAAATACGACCGCTTCAATAACGGCAATGATCCGCATGGCGAGCGGGACTTCGGCTCTTTCGAACACAACGGCGACCGCATTTTCTGGAAGATCGACTACTACGACAAGAAGCTGGAGTTCGGCAGCGAGCACCCGGAAGATCCGGCGCAGACAACGCGAGTCCTGACGATCATGCTGGCGGAGGAATACTGATGAAAACTCCGCATCCATTTCCAGCGGCTTCCGCCGAAACAAAGATAGTCCGCATCCTGAAATGGGGTTCGGGCGAATGGCAGACGGTGCTGCTGGCCTGCGGCCATCGCTGCCAAGTACGGCGCGCCGAGGTGAAGGCGCAACAACTCCTGCCCGGCAAGGCGATGAAGTGCGAGAAGTGCGAGGCGAAGGCATGAAGCTGAAAATCAAGCCCGAGCACTACGCCCTATTGCAATCTGCGATAAGCGCCACGCTGGCGAAGCATCCGGTTTCCCGCGAAACGTATCTGAGGCGGGGGTTCTCGCCGAAGCGGTTTCGATGGGATTTGCTGTATGCCAGCCAGATCGACGGGGTTCCTGGTAATCTCTGGATCTGCCGGGAAATTTACCCGTATGCGAATGACGAGCATATAGATTCCGCCCTCCGGGCGATTGTGAGGACCAAATGAGCGAACCGCTGTTTTTCATCTTCAACGAAACGGATGGGCTGTATGCCCATCCCGAGCCGATGACGCGCGCCGAGGCCGACGAGTTCATGGTGGCCTTCCGCCAGCGATTCGAGCGCCAAGGTTACTACGCTTCCGTCAGCGGGCGCATTCCGCTGGCCGAGTTGCGGCTGGCGCGGATTCCCGCCGAGGTGGCCGAATGATGGGCAACCCGCTAAAGCATATCGGCGAGAGAGTCCAGGTGCCCGCCGCCGAGCGCGAGCCGGGAGAAACCAGCCGATGGGTGGCAATCGTCAATGCCGAGGACAAGGTAACCGGCTACCTGGAGCTATTCTGGGGCGATCATTGCGGATGGGTGACGGTGCCCGGCGCGAGCCGCATCATCGAAGCCGGGTCGGAGCGGCCCCAATGACCATCGAGGACTGGCGCGCGGCCAAAAAGCTGGTGTCGGTGGTCGGCCCGAGCGACAACCGCAAAGCCGAGGGCACCGAGTATGCGGTGGCCGAGGGCACGGAGGTTTGCTGGCTCTACCCTGGCCTGTTCGTCATCGAGATCCATGAGGGCCGGTTCCTTCTGCAATTGCCGATGGAACAGGAAATCTCCGGGGACCTCGAATGGTTGGAAGAACGGCTCTGGGAATACGCACGCTTGGAACTGACCGCCGAGCCGGCCTCGGGTCGCAAGTTCGGCTTTCTCTGTGACGCCCGGGAGTTGGAATTGCTAATCAACGGCCTGGAGGTTCTGGCCCCCGATTCCAGCATCGACAATGCGGCCCGAGCGGAGTTGCTGGAGCGGCTGCGGGGGATGCTTCCATAGGTAGAATCGCCCGCCAGCCGAACCTTTTTCGGCGGCGGGCATGTTCGTCTCTGCCGATAAGTCACGTAGAATCACGGTTTTAGCGCGATACTAGCGAATATGTGCGGGCGGCGAAGCCCGCGGCCCTCCGAAATGGTGCGGAGTACCTTAACTTATTGATTCTAAAGGCTTTAGAGATAGCTAATGCGCTCGCCATCCGCAAGCCATTGATAACAAAGGCTTTACCCCTCCGATGGGAGCGCCGTACCGCTCGTAACATATTGATTGCAAAGGAGTTCGCCTCGAATCGCTTGCCTATAAGACGCGCGCAAATGCGACGCCCTTCGCCTATTGTTTGTCTACGCATTGACACATAATCGAATAAATAGCTTTGTTTGCTGTTTTAAGACATGTATGTCTTGTTTACCAGGGCGGCAGGCAAGGGCGGCAGGCAGGGGCGGCAGGGCTGTCCCAGGGGCGGCAGGGGCGGCAGGGCTGTCCCAGGGGCGGCAGGGGCGGCAGGGCTGTCCCAGGGGCGGCAGGGGCGGCAGGGCTGTCCCAGGGGCGGCAGGGGCGGCAGGGCTGTCCCAGGGGCGGCAGG